TTCATCAAGTACACTAGATTTGCTCGGAAAAATTGTTGCTAACGAAGGCCCTGGACAGATAGACTTAAAAAAAGATCAAAGTATGGTTAATAAATATGGCGGTGATTTTGTTGGCGGCATGGATCATATAACTACACCCTATGGACAACTTAGAAATACACTTGGCTCCTTTAATATTGTACAAAATGATATTGGTGAGTATGTTCTTACTGACACATATGACTGGACTCATGATTATGCAAATATGAAAGACCCTGATGGTCTTTTAAACAATTTAGGAAAATTTGCATATGAACAAGGAGGTACAAGAGAGGGAGAAGGAAAACCTTATCAGATAAATCTTGGAACATTAATGAACCAAGGCATGTTTAAGGGCCTTTAACTTACTGGCTTTTGTAGTTGTTGGGCCATCTGGACAGTCAGTTCACCATTAATAGCAAAGATCTTAATCATAGCTGATCTCGATATACCAAGCTTATCTGCTTTAGCATCAATCAAAGCTAAATCCTTAGAGTTAACTTTTATATTTATTTGGTGTATCACATTTCCCTTTGCCATATTGATTTCCTATAATTTGTAATACACTTATTATACATTGATTAAAATATTACAACTTACAAACACCATCTTCGCAGTCATCTTCTGATGGGGCAGATATAATATATTCGTTATCATTTAATACGGGTTTAATTTTTACAGGATCCGATAAATTACCAACAGTAAATTGTTGTAGAAGATTCTCATATGTTCTTACACTACATCTCTTAACATACTTGTCATAAGCCTCTTCAAATTTAAGGCCTAATACTCTTGCTCTTTTTCCATAATCTTTAGCAAGTTCTACTATTAATTCATCTCTGGTAAGTGTTTCCATTTTTCTCCTGTAGGTATCATTTCTATTTTAATATTTGGAGTATCACTCCATTTCTTGACAGTCATTATCTTAACAACTTGGCGATCATCTAAGTATAAGACACCATTCAGAGAGTCTAAGATAGCTTTCTGATAGTTGTCTAGGTCTACATTGTTATCGCAATACTGACCATTTTGTTCCAGTTTTTTCTTCTTGGGCCAAGCAGTAGGCATTTTAATATTAAATACCATACCCATAGCAACCAAGTTTTCAGTAGGAGTAACATCCAACTCACTTGTTAGTGCTAACATATCTTTTTTAAATTGAGTGTACTTCTTTGGGTAGTATGTAGACCATCTGGAAACTCTTGGTCTGGCGGCAGGAACTGGATTTAGATTAAACTTTAAAGCAATCCTCTTATATTTTTTCCCCATACTCTTCGCCTCTTAGGACATCTAGATCTCTTACAACCAAAGCCAGTAATATTCTTATTTCAACATCCCTGGGTGTGTCCTCTTCTCTTGCTAATTCTAAAGCATCTTTCGTGTTTTCAGTTATCTCATCTAGTATTTGATATCTTTTAGCTTTTGTACTATACCTTGCCATTACTGTTAATTTCATCTTGAGCCAACAATTTGTCGATCTCAATCTCGATGTTCTCTATTGCTTTTCGGAGATCATGGATTCGCCCCTCACCTTTATGTTTCCATCTATACCTAACAAGATACTTAACTGCATTTCCAACTGCCCAAGTCATATCTTGGTCAACAATAAATGTCTTAGCCTCTATCTTGCCTTGGGTATAGTGTGAGGGGTTTTTGATATTGTCGTGTACTGTATTAGCCACCGACCCATCCAAAGAACAAAGCGACCACACAAATTCCTAGAAAAACTGTTAAAGATCTGTTCTTCAAGATTGTGTTTACAACTTCCATTACCTTTTCCATACTTCTCTCCCCTAGTTATAACAAGTTAGGGTACTCTTCAGTTGGAAGCTACTAAATGTAATGCTAAAAGAATGCATTATTGAATACCCTAATTTCTTACTACTGCTCGATGTATATAGGTTTGTCACCTAACCAACCAGTACATTCATTGACCTCTATAGGATGACATTGTAATTGTTCTGATGTCGTATTACAGGCAGTCAATAACCCAATTATAAACAATATAGATATAACTTTTAAACTAGATTTCATCAAATTCTTATCCATTATTTGTAAACTCGCCATGTAATTTTTCTCTCAGTTTACATACAGCTATTTGAGCTTTTTCCAGATCATTAAAATAACCTGCACTATATTCTTTCCTATGTAATTTAACTCTACCTCGCCATTGTTTTGTTGGCTTATGCCAAGTCACACCTTTAACTCCAGATGTGCTTCGAGAAGACAATCTTGTGTTATGACAATTTTGTGATTGAGTAGCCTCTCTAAGGTTTTGAATACGATTATTTAATTTGTTTCCATCTATATGATCTAATGTCTTAGGTAGACTCCCATACACAAAAAGCCATATTAATCGATGTTCTCTGTATTGACGATAATCTACTTTAAGAACTTTATATCCAGAAGATTTATGAAGACTAGCACCTCTTCCAACAACTACCCCTGGCCTATTTGTTTTCCAAAACAAACCTTCACTAGTCAATGTAAATAATTCTTTTAATCTTTCTTGTGTCACATGTTTAATTTTATTTGTCATATATATTTAACTCCTCATCTTGAAATTTAGAATATTGACCTAAGAATTGAGTCTTAACAAAACCTATTTGACCCATTCTGTTTTTAGATATTATTAACTCAGCTAAACCCCTGTCCTCTGTGTCCTCTGGATTATAATAATCATCTCTATAAACCATCATAATTGTATCAGCATCTTGCTCAATCTCACCAGAAGATCTTAGATCACTCATAAACGGTCTTTTATTTTCTCTTTGCTCAACACTTCTATTTAATTGTGAAAGCAATATTACAGGTAATTGTAGTTCTTTAGACAAATACTTTAACTCTCTACTGATACTACCCAACTCAGAAACTTCTCTCTGTTTATCATATTTAATGATTTGTAGATAATCAATCACTATCATATCTAACTTGTTTTGACTGTCTATTTGTCTTGCTCTAGATGTGATGTCGTATATTGACATACCAAACTTATCAACAATAGTCATATTTTGGTGTCCGATCTTATTCATTTGTTTATAAAAATTTTCAGATTCAGCATCATTCATATTCTGGTTAGTAATCTTTGAAAGGTGAACATTAGAATGTGATGAAGCTAATTTAAGCATTAATTGGACTTGACTCATCTCTAATGAAAAGAACAAAACATTATTAGACTTAGAAACATGATCCGCTATGTTTAAAGCTAAAGTAGATTTACCCATACTAGGTCGACCTGCAATTACATTAAGTGTTTCTGGACGAAAGCCAGACAATAAAGCATCTAATGATTTAAGACCACTAGACAGTCCTACTTGATTTGTAGTTAGACTTTGCATGTAATCTACAGTTTTTCCTACAATAGATTTAACATGACTCTCATCTTTATCTTCTAATTCTAACTCGTAATTTTGTATTTGAGATACTGTATCTTGATAGTTATCGTATTTAATATCTTTTTTTAGAGCTTCTATTGCATTATTAATACGACACTCTCTCACATGTTTGGCATAACTTTCAATATTATTAACACCTGTAGAGTTCTCTAACAACAATGCTAAAAATTGAAAATCAACCATCCAGGACCTACTCTTAGGTTGAGGATCGTTACTTATAAAATCTCTAACTGTAACAACATCTATTGGTATGTCATCTCGATACATGTTATTGATACATCTAAAAGTGTAACCTAGCTTTTCATCGCTAAAATCTTCTTCCGTTAATCTAGTAGCCGCCACCCTATGAACACAAGGCTCTAATAGTAGGCCACCTACGACTGCTCTCTCTGAGTCTAATGAATTGTATTGCATGATTTTCCTCATTTAGGGGTATAGCGAGGTTTAGCTATACCCATTAAAGTTGCTAGAATCGAATATTTCGAGTCCATTTTTTTTGAAAATGACTTAAACAAGCCATCCTTTGCGTAAAGCCTCAAGCCATTGCACTATATAGATCAAACAACTAGCTGATACTATTGCTGATAAAAACGATAAATAAATTAAAAATCTTTTTATATATCTCATAGTAACTCCTTTAGGTTTTATTGTTTGTTCTTTCATGTATTCAACCCTTTGTTGATGCATTTGCATTTTAGTTCCAAAATATTGTATTGACATAATATCTCCTAATATAAGTGGCTTTCTATTTGCTCGTAAACAAAACTACTATCATCATTTAGATCATCGTACTCTTCATCAGTTAGTTCTGTTCCATCATGCCAATTAGCTTCTTGTATATAGCTATCGCAACAGTCGGGCCAATCAATAGTGTCAACAAACATATCTAATACATCGACCAATTCAGTATTAATAAATTTTTTTAGTTTTAACTTTTTACCATCTCTTACATATTCATAACCATATTTATCTTTGTCAGTAAAAGCTACTGTCCAATCATCTTTGTTAACTGTTTTATTACACTTATCACAAACAAGTGCCGTCCATGAAAAATGATATACTGTAGATTTAGCACAACACTCCGAACATACAATTTCTGTACCTTTATGTTTTGCTCTAGTGTATTTATTAACTGGCATTTTTTTTAAAGACTTAATAACTCTTTGCATTCTCCAACGATGTCTTTGTTTCCAACCTTTATCGGCAGTCATGTTAGATAGTTTAGTTTCTTGCCTTTTGATGTGATTGTCCATCCATTCAGATCGACTCCATAATATTACCTTACTCATAATTTTTCCTCCAATCAAATTCTGTTCCATAAGGGCTTGGTTTTTTTTTCTTGATGTCAAACATTTCCCATTGCCTCTGATTAATAAATGTCTGGAAATGAGGTATGAATTTTTGATCACCCCAATCCAAGTACAACCTATTTAATATTTTTAAAACATCTCTCCAATCATGATGCTTCTTGGTAAAGTTTGCCATCTCTGTCATCAAACCACGCTTCTTACCTTTGTAGTTATCTCTGAATATATCAAACTCAATCAACTCCTCATCAGTTGGTGGTTTTGTTTTTTTGTCCACTTGATATGGTTTATTACAATGTGGGCATATTACTTCCATAGTATTCTCCTATTTAAGCATTAATTTAGTTAAAGGGTCTGTGTACCATTCGTGACTATCGATCATCTCTTTAGGCACTTTAAATCTAGGCTCAAGAGGTTTTCGATCCCTAGGTTCCCGATAGATTTTTTTCGGATCCGTATATTTTTTAAGCCTTGCTCTGGCACAACTATTAGTACATTCAATGTGTTCAGATACCATTCTTGCCGTTACCTTACTACCATCGTCTAATGTAAACAACTGTACAAGCTTGTATTCCCATTTTCGCAATGGATTTTGAATGTGTTCAACCCCATCAATTAATATGATGGGGGTTTTTGGATCAATGGTTAACATTAAAACGGCACATCATCATCACCAACATCACCGAGTGGACTCTGACTCTGTTCACTTGGTTTAGGTATGTTAGGCATACTTGATGGTCGTTGTATTTGAAATCTCAATACAGGAGCCTTAGTGTTGTCAGTTTTGTTTCTCCAAGCAGAGATCTGAAAGTCTTCACCCTCTACATTTAACTGACCCTTATATTGAGGTGCATTGGGATTGCTATTATCATTTTTCCAAATAGCACCCTTGTTGGTATTGTCATAATTTTCACTCATGTCGTTTCCTTAGTTAATTAAAGGGTCACTTATGGTAGACCCAAGCACCAAACTTATTCTTAACCTAACGACTAAATACCAAAAAGCATAAAAAGGTAATGCTTTAACGAGGGATGGTAAGTAACCGATTGACATTGGAAAGTCAGCCCCAATCAATTCTTAAAAATCATCATCTGGTTTAGATGTATAGTTTTCTTCTAGATCAGTCAATTGATCTTCAGTCAACAACTCATCCCCTCTGGTGTAAAACTCATCACCAAACTCATTCATTGCTACATTAATAACTGCAACCCAAGGTGAGTTAGGATTCTCAGCCTCTCGATCTTGCATGTCAGTCATAATTTGTTTGGCTCTGTCTAAACTACAATTTTTGCTTTTAAGTTCTTTAATAAGCCTATCAACTTCAATTGCCGTTTGTTGGCTCCTAGTAGGTGCTTTAAAGTCTTCTGACTCATCCTCACCCATATGACCCATTTCGTACAATCCCGCCAGTTTGAGTACGGCTCTGGACATTGCTCTCTTTTCAGCAATTTCCATTACATACCAAGATATGGTGTTTCCATCACCACCTTTACCTCTCTTACAAGACCCAAAAGTTTCTATAGAAGAATCATTCATAGTTGCGAAAGCTTTAACACAAGAAAAATCTGGCTCACATTTGATCACTTCATACTGAACTTTAATGTTAGCACCTCTCTGGACTTTCTCAATACCACTACGGGTTAAGATAGTGTAGTGTTGATGTTTAAATGTATCTTCTTTTTCTAATCCGAACTTTTTATAGAGTGTGTTCAACCTCTCTCTGTTTGTAGCCATAGCCACTCCTCTCTAGTTAAAATTTAGGTATAAATTCCTCACCATTTCTGATAAGTTTTTTTAAATGTTTGATTCTCATATTGTGCTTGTTTGCATCTTCATCCCTGTCCTCAAACATAGCATCAAAATACTTGTCTTGCTCTTGTTTTAATTTAGTGCTAACACACTCTAATAATTCATCATTAAATCCGATAATCATTTGATACCCTATTTGCCAAATTGACCAATATAATCCCACAATCCTTGATAAAACATTTCTGGATACTCATCTTTAAAACGAATTTTATCTTCTTTTGTAAGTGTATTACCATTCTTGTATCTGCCACTTCTTAGAGTAGCAGAGTCCAAGTCTGGATATTCACCTAGCTTATAATAATAAGTAATGCTAGATAAATCAATTTGGTCAATTAAATTATGCATTAGCAACCTCTTCTATCTGGTAGCCTTCGCCATCAGTATCATCATCTTCATCAAGACAATGCCATTCAAAATGTATCGCAGGACATCCTTTAACTTGACCAGAGTAAATATTCATTAGTGCTTCCCAGATAGGAACTGGTGGACACCATGCAGTTTGAAATATGTACATTCCTACTTTGTCATCAAATCTTTGAAACTCAGTATGACAAGAATTCCATTTTGTACCCCAGTTTTTCCAAGACCAATCGTACCAATTATTTTTACCATGCAATTCTTTTTCCTTTCTACCAAGATTGCCTCTGAAAATATTTTTTGGCATAGGTTCAATTTTTTCAAAATCAAAAGGGTTATCTTCACTTTCAATTTGCTTAATAAACTTAGATAAATCTTTAGCAGATTTAGCAGTTACAGTTACTTCATTAGTTGTCCAGTTTGGCATATTATTCTCCTTTAAATATTTGTTTAAATGAATTTGTTACAGGCTTATAGTTGTCTACAAATTCTTTAATATTGTGACTAAAATCATCAATAGAAATGTCATCTTTGTCAGAAAGATCTTTATTGTCTACAAAATTATTCATCTCATCTGGTGATGGGTCGTTTTGCTCATCAAAAAAACCATCCTCAGTCATTTGTATATGTAAGTCACTCATCCTACCCATAATATCCTCCTTTTGGTTGTTGGTTTTCTTTATCCCACTCATTGCAAGTTACAATTGCATTTTCAGTAGCCTCAAGTACATCATCTGAGAAATCCCAAATTTCTCCAGACATTTCAAATTGATTTACCCAAGCCTCAGACTTCAATGATTGTATAAAGTCATTGAGAACCTTAATACTTTGCCTTTCATGGGGTGGTAGTAGATATAGTTCACGAGTTAAGTCGTGTTCAAATATTGAATAAACACACTCATTTTTATCTTGCTTGTCATAATAAGCGTTTAATAATGATTGATTGTATGACATATTATTTCCTCTGGTTAATTAATATTATACACTTTCGGTAATAGATAAACGAGAATCGAAATCAAAAGATTCTTGTGGCATATTAGGTGGAAAGT